TAGATCAAGCTAACCAACTCGAGCAAACCCAAGCTCAAAGCAAAGCACAAATAGAGTCTACAGAAGCAGCTTCAAAAGCTGAAATAGAGAAAAACAACGCTATGGTTCAATCTCAAATGAGATTAGAAGAAATAAAAACAACAGGTAAAACGCAATTGTTATCTCATGAAGCTGAGATAAAGAAAAGTTTAATGGAACAAGAGTTTCAATACAACGTGAAGTTAGAGCAGTTAAAAGGTAATATTAAATCCCAAGAAAACGTAGTAAAAGAAGATCGTAAGGATGATAGAACTAAAATGCAAGCTTCACAACAATCTGAATTAATAGATCAAAGAACCAATCAAAAACCAGCAAAAAACTTTGAGTCTACTGGTAACGATGTATTAGGTGGATTTAATTTAGATAAGTTTTAATTATTAACTATTATTATATTATATTATGGAAGAAAACAATCAAGGACCAATCGTTGATAACGAAACTGGTTCACTAAAAGTAAAAGAAAAAACAGAAAAACAACCAGATAATACCACTACAGAGGGTAACATTACTAAGGTTGTTGAAAAAATGAAAATGGAGCCTTTAGATTTAGACCAAGAAACTATAACAAAGGTTGACTTAAATAAGGTAGAAGAAGAGGTAAAACAAGAAGAGGTTGTTACTGAGGTTGAAACTACAGATACTCCAGTTTTAGAAGAAGTTACAGAGGAAGCTAAAGAAGAAGCTATTGAAGTTGCTGAAGCTACTAGTGATGCTTTAAAAGAATCTATGGAAGTTGGAACTCCCCTACCAGAAAACATACAAAAGGTAGTAGACTTCATGGAAGAAACTGGTGGTGATTTAAATGACTACGTAAAGCTTAATCAAGATTTTTCTAAATTAGATAATGACGATTTGCTACTAGAGTATTACAAACAAACTAAACCTCATTTAAATAATGAAGAAATTAATTTTCTCATGGAAGATCGGTTTTCTTTTGACGAAGAAGCTGACGATGAGAATGAAGTAAAAAGAAAAAAATTAGCGTTAAAAGAGCAAGTTGCCAACGCTAAAACTCACTTGGAAGAGACCAAATCCAAATACTACGAAGAAATTAAAGCTGGTTCAAAGCTAACGCCAGAACAACAAAAGGCTGTTAATTTCTACGATAGTTACAGTAAGGAATCAGAAGAACGAGGACGTTATGAAGAATCTGCAAAGTCTACTTTTGTTAGTAGAACTAATAAGTTTTTCGGAGACAAATTCAAAGGTTTTGAATATAATGTTGGAGAAAAAAATTATAGATTTAACGTTAATGATGTGGATAAAGTAAAAGAGACGCAAAGTGATATAAATAATTTTATCGGAAAGTTTCTAGATGAAAATAGGCATATGAAAGACGAAGCGGGTTATCACAAAGCTTTATACTCAGCAATGAATCCTGATATTGTTGCTAAACATTTTTATGAACAAGGAAAAGCAGATGCTTTAAAAAATAGCATTGAAAAATCTAAAAACATAAATATGGATCCACGCCAGACTATGAAAGACAATGTTGATAACTCTGGTGTTAAAGTAAAAGTATTAGGCGATAACACTTCTGATTTTAAGTTCAAAATTAAAAACAATAAATAACAATTTAAAATTACAAAATTATGGCAATTACTCCTGGAGGTAATTTGAATAGCGTACCTGCTGCGTTTAAGCAGACTTTAGCTTCAAATTATCTGGATTTGTCTTCCGCTGCTAATGCAGGATGGGGACAACAATACGTACCAGACCTAATGGAAAAAGAAGCTGAAGTTTTCGGACCGAGAACTATTTCAGGTTTCTTATCACAAGTTGGGGCTGAAGAATCTATGACTGCTGATCAAGTTGTTTGGTCGGAACAAGGTAGATTACATTTATCATACACTGGAACTGTAGCTGCTGGTGGTGGTGGTAACGCTGGAACTGGTGCTACTTCAGTTATAACTCTACAATTAGATATTGATGGACAAGCGCTTAATGCTGCTGGACACAACGTTAGAGTGAATGATACGATTATCGTTTCTGATACAGTTAACGGTATAGTTAAATGTTTAGTTACTGGTGTACCATCTGCAACTACAATTGAGGTTTTACCTTATGATTTAGCTGCTGGTAACCTAGCCAACCAAGCTGTTGCTAATGCAACAACTATATTAGTTTATGGTTCTGAATTCGGTAAAGGTGCTAAATACCCAACTGGTGGTGCTTCCGCTGGAACTGAAGAAGATGGTAGAGGTGCTAACGAGCCTGCTTTCAAAACGTTTACTAACAAGCCAATTATTATGAAAGATTACTACGAAGTATCAGGTTCTGATGTTTCTAAAATCGGTTGGGTTGAAGTTACTTCTGAAGGTGGTGCTTCTGGATACTTATGGTATTTAAAAGCTGAATCTGACACTAGATCTCGTTTCAGTGACTACATTGAAATGGCGATGCTAGAAGCTGAAAAAGGTGATGCTGCATCTTTAATTGATGGTACATTTAACATTAAAGGTTCTGCTGCTAATGATCCAGTAGGTACTGAAGGTTTGTTTGCTGCTATCGAAGATAGAGGTAACATGACTTCTGGAATTACTGGTATTCTTCCGGCTACTGATTTAGCTGAATTTGATGCTATCTTA